GGAGATGCAAAGTATTCTCAAGTAAGAATACTTGTCGACGGAACTCATTATATTAAAGGAATGGCCGTCTACAGTGATGGATCTGACATGCCTGATGGTGTTGACGTAATATTTAACACAAATAAAACAAAAGATGTTTCAAAAATGGATGTTTTAAAATCCATTGATAAGAATATAAAAAAAGATCCTGAAAATCCTTTTGGATCATCCATAAAAGAAGTTGGCGGTCAATCATACTATATTGGAGAAGATGGAAAAGAGCATCTTTCATTGATAAATAAAAGATCTGATGAAGGAGATTGGGAAAAGTGGTCTAAAGAATTACCTTCTCAATTCCTTTCCAAGCAGCCAAAGAAGCTAATTATTCGTCAATTGAATCTTGCGGAGCAATCTAAGCAAAGCGAATTTGAAGAAATAGAAAGTGTTAATAATCAGACAGTAAAGAGAATGATGCTTGATGAATTTGCTGACAAATGTGATAAAGCAGCAGAAGATTTAAAGGCAGCTCCTCTTCCTGGACAAAAGTATCAAGTAATACTTCCATTAACAACTTCTAAAGATGATGAAGTTTATGCACCAAACTTCCAAGACGGAACTCAAGTAGCATTAATACGTTATCCTCATGGAGGAACATTTGAAATTCCTATCTGCACCGTTAATAACAGGCTAAAAGAAGGAAAAGAGATAATAACTCCTAGTTCAAGAGATGCAATTGGCATAAATGCTAATGTAGCGGCAAGATTGTCAGGAGCAGATTTTGATGGAGATACCGTAATGGTAATTCCATTGTCTGATCAAGTTCAAGTAAAGTCAACAAATCCATTGGAAGGATTAAAAGGCTTTGATACTAAATCTGCTTATGGCCCTGATCCGAAGCAAACGTACGTCGATGAAGCTGGAGAAACTCATTACATGAGAAATGGTCGAGAATACAAATTAATGACCAACACTCAGAATGAAATGGGCAGAATCTCTAACTTGATAACAGATATGACATTGAAAGGTGCAACAGACGAAGAAAAAGCTCGTGCTGTTCGTCATTCAATGGTTGTAATTGACGCAGAAAAGCACCATTTGGACTATAAACAAAGTTATGAAGATAATGGGATCGCTGCCCTCCATAAAAAATATCAAGAGCAAGTTGATCCAGATGGAACTGTTCATGAGGGTGCTTCAACATTAATCTCAAAAGCAAAATCTGAAGTAAGAATTAATGAAAGAAAAGAAGGTGCTTTTGTTTCAAAAGAAACAGGGCATGTTCTTACATTAATAGATAAAGAAAAAGATCTTTATATAGATGAAAAAACAGGAAAAGTCTACACACAAGATGAAAAAAGAACTTTGTATGTAGATCCAAAAACAGGTAAAAAACTATACAGAGACACCAATCAAGTATATAAGGATGTTAATTACATTGCCAGTGATGGAAGTAAGAAGCACGCCAGAGTATTTGAACAGAATGGCAAAATGTATTATAAAGATGACAATAAAAAACTTATACCTGTAACAAAAGAAAAAATAATAGAGAAAAAAGCATTAAGTATATCTACTCAAATGGCAGAAGCCGATGATGCAAGGACTCTCATATCTGATGCAAATACTGTCCAAGAGCAATTATATGCTGACTATGCTAATAAGATGAAATCCCTGGCAAATGAATGTCGAAAGGAATCTCTAGAACTAAAAGATGTTCCTTATTCTCCATCTGCTAAAGAAACTTATCAAGAAGAAGTTGACTCTCTCAACCTAAAGTTGGACGAAGCTCTTAAAAATGCCCCAAGAGAAAGGCAAGCTCAGATGATAACTGCGGCTGCAATGAAGGCTATTAAACAGGATAACCCAAATCTAACAGACGAAGAAGCTATGCAAATGAGTCAAAGAATACTTCAGAAAGCTAGAGCAAGAGTTGGAGCCAAGAGAAAAGCTGTATATATAAGTGACAAAGAATGGATCGCAATACAAGCCGGTGCAATATCTCCAACAATGCTAAAATTAATATTAGCGAATGTTGATGATGAGCGCCTTAAACAAATAGCAATGCCAAGATCTACTGTCACTTTAGGAAAAGGTGAAATTTCAAGACTTAAGTCATTGTCCTCAATGGGATACACTAACGCGGAGATAGCAGAAGCTTTACATATATCTACCTCCACCGTTGTTAAATACCTATCAGATGACAAGGAAGGGGATTAAAAGAAATGCCAGACAAAATTAGATTAACTACAACTGACAATCCGTATAATCCTTTTAAGGATTGGGATTCATGGTACTTTTATGACATGTCACAAGGTTACAATACTTGCGAAAGAATAGCTCGAGCTTCTAAAACTTCTTACCAAATTTCTGATGAGCTTAACAATGATGAAATTGAAGAAGCAATGAATCAATTAATAGATGTTGGCGCAATAAGTAAAGATGGTAAAATTGTTGGATACAAGAAAGTTTATTCAAGTGGAAGCTAAATAAGATAAAAAAAGCAGAAAAAGTAATATAAATATTCCAAATAGGGTACTTAAGGACATGAAATCCTTCACCCCGGAGGGGGTATAGCAAAAAATACACCCCCTCCCAAATCGCTTCGGTCTTTTAAAATTCTCCGGTGGGGTTTTTGGGAATTGCTATTTATATTTTTTCCTTTGACTGCTTTTCTGAGTGCATTAGATTTATGGATACCGATTGATTGCTGCCATTCCTTCGGTTTTCTCCTTTGCCCTATCGGCGAAGCCTGTATATTTAGTGCACTCTGTAAAGTGGTTATCGGAATTTGTGGAATAGAAAGGAGATCTCATATGCCGACATATAAAACTCATACAAAAGAGAATAAAGATGCCAGACCTTTGAGACCGGCCTTAACTCCAGAGGGAAGAGAGAATCAATTGATATCTCTTGCTGTAGATCAGGCAGAGAAAGAGTTGCGCGAAGGTACTGCATCATCCCAAGTTCTTACACATTTTCTTAAGCTTGCATCAAGCAAGAATAGCCTAGAGGAGAGTAAGTTGAAAGCAGAGACTGCTCTTCTAGAAGCACGTAAGAAAGATATTGAATCTAATCAGTATAGTAAGACACTCTATGACGAAGCTCTTAAAGCATTCAGATCCTATAGTGGGCAAGATATTCCAAAAGAGACAACTGAAGATCCAACTTTGGATTTGGAGAAGAAATGAAGTTAAAGACATATTCAGAGTTAATTAGATTTAGCTCTTTTGATGATAGATTTCATTACCTTCAGTTGCACGGTTCAGTTGGAAGATCTACTTTTGGATTTGATAGGTATATTAATCAAAGATTTTATGAATCTTCTGAATGGAAGAGGATTAGAGACTTTGTAATACTAAGAGACATGGGATGCGATCTTGGATGTAAGGATAATCCTATATCTGGAAAAATATATATACATCACATGAATCCTATAACGTCAGATGATATGAATAATCCTGACAAAATGTTGAATCCAGAATATTTGATATCAGTTTCTTTGGAAACACATAATGCAATACATTATGGTGACGATTCTATATTAGATAAGAATAAGATTTTAGAAAGATTCGCTAATGATACTTCCATTTGGAAGAAGGAGAAATAAAATGCCTATTAAGAAAATTTTTGGCGTCGTTAATGTCGATTTATTGAATGTTAGAAAGTACTCTTCGCTTAATTCTGGTATTGCTGGAGTTATTAAGAAAGGGACAAAAGTTTTTATTGACTATACTTTTGTCAACAATGATTTCTTTAAGATACAAGTTGTAAATGAAGACAAGACAACTCTTTCTGGATATTGCCTTAAGAAATTTGTGACCGAGCACAAGGTGGAAAACTCTGATGGCGGAAACGACACAAGCAAGTAATCCAGAAGATAGCATACTTACCACAATAAAAAAGTTACTTGGGATTTCCTCAGAAGATACATCATTTGACCAGGATATTATAATCTCTATAAATTCTGCTTTTGCATCTCTTAATCAAATAGGTGTTAAGCATGCGTCTGCAAAAGATACAGACGATGGATATTCGATATCAGATTCAACTGCCAAATGGTCGGATTTTACAACAGATAAGAAATTAAATTTTATTCAACAGTATATATATTTAAAAGTAAGGTTGGTTTTTGATCCGCCTACTAATTCTTCTTTGATTCAATCAATAAATAATAGCATTAAAGAATTAGAGTATAGGTTATATACTCAGACAGGAGGTTATTGATATTATGGAAAATGGACGAACTGTGATTTATCATTCTGGGATTTTAGGAATGCATTGGGGCCAGCGTAATTACCAGAATGCAGATGGAACTTTAACAGAGGCTGGAAAAGCCCGTTATAATTCTGATGGCTCTCATAAGAATCCTAAAGATATGTCAGATGAGGATCTCAAGAAAGCTAATGCTCGATTGA